ACAAAGATTGATGAGTATCTTACTTTGTTGGTAGATGTGCTTGAACAAAATAGCAAGATCACCAGAAGAAAAAAGAAGGTCGATCCCGCCAAATTGGTAAAAAATCTTAAGTTTATGAAGGAAGATACCAAGTTAAATCTTAAGTCTGTTGATCCAATAAATATAGTTGGTGCAAAGTGTTGTGTTCTGTATCATAAGAAGAATAATAGAATTGTTTTTCTTGAAAGTGAAGAAGGATTTACCGTATCAGGCACAACGATTAAGAACTTTAACACAGAAACTTCAATGATGAAAGCCATACGAAACAACAAACATATCTTCTCTGTAATAGTAAACGGCACTCCTCTTTCTGCAAAACGGCAAATACAGTCCCTTAAGTCTAAGACAATCCCGGCAGTGGGAAGAACGAATGATGAAACTATTATCTTACGGGTAAGTCCATGAACGAAAACATTGATTCATTCGTTCTTCGTAGAGAATATAACAAAGGTGAATATTACTCTTACGGTGATCTTGTGGAGTATAAGGGTAGTTCTTATTTGGCACTAACTGATGGTAATTTAGAAATTCCAACCAATGGACCAGTTTGGTACAGATTAAATTCTAGGAATAAGTTTTACCGAACTACGGTGAAACCTAAATTTTCCCAAGAAGGAGATAAATGGTTTGACCCATCGAGTGGTGTGTTGTATACTAGGATAAAGCAGAGCACAGGTGATGTGTTTTGGATTGAATTGTAATTCTTTAAATTGGATATAAAGTGATACTTCTTGATAATAATCAAATAATTCTTGCCAATATTTTTCAGACCATGAAACAGGTCGATACTATCGATGAAAATATTCTGCGGCATATGGTCCTCAACACATACCGAATGTATAGATCTATGTTTAAGGACGAGTATGGTGAACTTGTGGTGTGTCACGATTCTAGTAATTGTTGGCGAAAAGATCTGTTTGAATACTACAAGCAGAATAGAAAAGCCAAGCAGGATGAATCGGATGTAGACTGGAAAAGTATATACGATGCTCTTCATAAGATTCGAACAGAAATAGATGAAAACTTTCCATACAAGAATATAAAGGTGGAGAGAGCAGAAGCAGATGATATCATTGCAGTCTTGTGCCAAGAATATTCTGATAAAGAAAAGATTCTGATACTGTCGAATGACAAAGATTTCAAGCAACTACAATACTCTGAGAATGTTAAGCAATATTCCTGTATCAAAAAGGATTACCTTGTCTGTGACGATCCCAAAATGTTTTTGGTAGATCATATTATTCGAGGAGATACATCTGACGGAATTCCAAATATTCTCTCGGACTGTGATACTTTTGTTGACAAATCTAAGAGACAAAAAAGACTCACAAAAACCATAGTAAATGATATCATGGAAACGTATAAGATGACAGGCCTTCCTCCAGAGTATTGTATGTCTGGATGGAAAAGAAACGAGAGTTTAATTGACTTAAATTTTATTCCTGATACAATTAGGGGTGAAGTTATTCATCAGTATGATACGAATGGTTTTGGGGATAGATCTAAAATCCTCAACTACATGATCGAAAATAGACTTAAAAACCTGATAGGAAATATCGAGGATTTCTGATGAGACAAAAAAAGAATAGGGTGAAGTACGATGAAGCCGAGCATTACATAAAGAAAAAAGAACGCTCATATAAAAAGGCTTCTAGAAAAAAAGATAAAAGTTATCTTAAAAATATTAAAAAGGGTAACATAGACTATGATGATTATATGGAAAAAATGGAGGATCAATTTTAATGGTCAGTGAATCAACAAAACTCAGCAAGGAAACACTTGCGGTACTTAAGAATTTTTCTACCCTGAATTCCAATATTCTGGTAGAAGAAGGTAATATTATTGAAACCATTACGCCCACCAAGAATGTTATGGCTAGGGCGGTGGTTGATGAAGAATTTTCAACAAAGTTTGGTATATGGGATCTCAGCAAGTTTTTGTCTGTGGTCTCCATGTTCGAATCTCCTGAATTTACATTCGAGGATAAGTGTGTTCTCATTGGGGATGGAAAGAAGAGTTCGGTTAAGTATCACTATTGTGAACCATCCTTGCTGACGGTTCCCACGCGACAGGTAAAAATGCCTGATACTGCACTGTCAATTGAAATGACTAATGTTATGTTCAACGAGTTGACAAAGGCATCATCTGTTCTTCAGGTTCAGGACCTGAGAATTTGTCCTAGTGAAGATGGTTCAGAGATACTTGGTATTGTTCATGATATCAATGATCCCACCAGTAATCATTACTCGATTTCACTTGGGGAGAATACGGTTGATAATTCTTATCAGTTTGATTTCAAGATTAATCTTCTACGTCTCCTTCCCGGAAATTACACGGTAGATTTTACTGAGACTGTTATTAGTAAGTTTACTCATAATGATTTTGATCTTACTTACTGGATCGCATTGGAAACCTCTAGCAAATTTAATGGGTGATTATATTAAATGATTGATCATGGATTGTTTGTCGAAAAGTATCGACCAAAGACAATTGAAGATTGTATACTTCCGAAGACTCTCAAGGATACGCTGACTGGGATCATAAAATCTGGCCAGTCTCAGAATTTACTTCTTCATGGAGGGGCAGGGGTCGGTAAAACTACAGTCGCTCGTGCGGTCTGTAATGAATTGAATGCAGACTATATTCTTATAAATTGTTCAGAGGAGGGTAATATTGATACCCTTCGAACAAAAATACGACAGTTTGCGAGCACGGTATCTTTAAATGGTGGTACTAAGATTGTCATTCTGGACGAATTTGATTACAGTAATGCACAGAGTATTCAGCCAGCACTTCGTGGTGCGATCGAGGAGTTCTCTAAGAACTGTAGATTTATAATTACATGTAATTATAAGAATAGAATCATATCACCTATTCACTCTCGGTGTACTAATATTGAATTCAAGATTCCTTCAAAGGAGAAGCCAGAAATTGGCGGACAACTTATGAAGAGAATATCATGGATTTTAAATGAAGAGAATATTCCTTTCGAGGATAAAGTTCTTGCACAACTTATCACAAAATATTTTCCTGACATTAGAAGAATGCTTAATGAGATTCAGAGGTACTCTGTTTCTGGATCCATTGATGTGGGTATTTTATCATCTATCGGCGAGATTCAGATCAAAGATCTTGTTGGTGCGATGAAGAATAGAGACTTTGCCTCGTGTAGAAAATGGGTCGTTGACAATATTGAAAATTCTCAAACCGAACTGTTTCGTAAGATATATGACGGACTGAGTGAGAATATGAAACCCTCATCAGTTCCCCAGGCTATTTTGATCATTGCAGAATATCAATATAAATCTGCATTTGTTGCTGATCAGGAGATAAATATGACTGCATGTATTGTGGAAATTATGATGGAGTGTGAATTCAAGTGACGTATAGGCCCCTTCCCACAGAATTGACTATTGCAAAATCTTCAATAGAGGGATTGGGTCTTTTTCTTCTCGTGGATGTCGATGAAAATCATGTTTTTGGAATATCTCATATAAAACATTCCGATTTCGAAAATGGATATATCCGAACTCCTTTGGGTGGTTTTATAAATCACTCAGAGGAACCAAATTGTGATTACGTTGAGAAAGATGGTCATCTCTTATTGAAGAGCACCAAACAAATTAGTGCAAATACCGAATTAACTACTAAATATTTTTTATATACCCCAATGGAGAATGGATTTAAATGAGTAACTATGAAGCACAGGGCGATTTCCTGTTAGTAGAAAAGATGAATTATGAAGAGGAGCAGACAACAGATTCTGGAATTATTTTCAAGACAAGTCAAGTTCTGGATACTAGTTTTGCCGAGGCTACCATCATAAGTATGGGACCCGGTATTCCGGGAGCAGATGGCTGTGTGTCTAAGATGTTCGATTATTCAGTGGGTGACGTTATATTATATAACGCTCAGGATAGAATCGGCGTTCATAGCGATTTTGATGTTATTAAGAGAGAACACGTTATAGCATTGGTGAATTCTTCAGATGAAACTGACTGATTATCTCAACTCAATTAATTATGAGAAAAATGATGTATTTTTGAATGATCCAGAGGTAGCAGAAAAGAATTATGTTCCTTATGTCATCAATCGTTGTTTGTCCTACTTTACCGATACCATATTACATGCAAATCAGATGAATATGCACTGTGATCTGAATGGTAAGATGCAGTATGATTACTATATTCAGACAATCCGGAAGAGAAAAAGGTTCAGTAAGTGGATCAAGAATGAAATAAGTAATGATTTGAAACTGGTTATGGATAAGTTCAATTGCTCTGCTCCAAAGGCTAGAGATATACTAGATCTTTTATCCGAGCAATATATCACCCATCTTAGGGACCTAAATGCACAAAAAACATAAATAATTGTAAATGACCCAACTGTGAGGTGGTTTATGGAAAATGAAGATGTTTTTAGTGGATTAGGCGTTGAGGTAACTTTAGAAGAAGATGATGACTTTTTAATGGTGAAAGAAACACTCACTCGTATGGGTGTCTCTTCCCGCAAAGAAAATAAACTTTTTCAGTCATG